AGTTTCTTCAACTGATACTTTTACACCAGCTTCAAAACCTAACATTGCTCTAACACCACGCTCTCTGAATATATCAGCAGAAGCTATACCACCAGCAAATGATCTTTGTATTTGTGTTGCTGTTTGTTGAAAATCTAAACCTGTAGCTGCAGCAACGTTACCTGTAATTTCCATAATCTTAGATAAGTCTTTAGCATCTTCAGATATAACCGCAAGATTACCTGACCCCGCTGCAATTTCTTCTAGAGAAAAAGGAACTTTAGCTGCAAAAGCTGCTAAACTATCAAATGCTCTTCCACCTTCTTCTACAGAACCAAATAAAAGTTGAAATCTATTTTGTAGTTGTTCTACTTGACTACCCGCACTAAAAGTATCTGAAACAAATTTACCCAAACCTATAGTAGCTGCACCTATTCCCGCTGCAACACCTACCTTAAGTGCAGTACCCAATGTTGAAAATGCCCTTGAAGCATTAGCAGCACTAGCTTGTAATTTTTTTAATCTTGCATCTGCTACTCTAGCGTTTGTTCCTACGTTTTTTAATTGATTAGAGGCAGCCAGTATGGCTTTTTGTCCCAAGACATCTACATCAATTACAATTTTAGCGTTTGCCATTATGTATTTTTATTTCGTGTTAATATAATTTTTATATTTATATTCGGTTATTTATTAACGTATTCAACTTTTACGTTTTCAAAGTATTTACTAAAAGCAGATTCAATAAATTTCATGGGTGCTTGTTTAGAATTACCTTCATTAAGTAATTGTATATATGTAACACCATTGGTTACAAATATCTCACCTGGTTTATTTCTGGGAACTAATACTTGTATATTAGATGTAGGGCTATTTTCACCTTTAGAGTTATCAAAATATTGCTCCTTATATCCAATATACCAGCTATTTCTAGCTGCACCAGTATCTACAGGTGTCATTAGTTTGACATCTGCTAAAGCTTTTAATGATCTAGATCTTAATTCTTTTTCTGCAAATTTATCAACCCTATCATTCATAGCTACAGTTATACCAGTTAATCCAATAGTTTTTACACCAGCCATTATATTACCTTACCTTTATTGATACTTTTTAAGATAGGCGGTTTTACCCGCCATATCTATTATTTAATTTTTATATTTTTTAATTTTTTATCTTCAGGTATTATTTTTTCTAATAATATAGTTAACATTCCATCTTTTAATTCTGCCTCATTAACTTTTATATCATCAGAAATACTAAATTGTCTTTTAAAATACCTTTTTGATATACCTTTATGTAAAACTTCAGTATTATCTTTAGATTTATTTTCAGATTTAGATTCAATTGTAATAATTCCGTTTTCAACAAAAATATTAACATCTGATTTACTAAATCCTGCTAATGCTATTTCAATATTATACCCTTTATTTGTTTTAACAATATTATAAGGGGGATAATTAGAACTTAGCATTGGTTGATCAAATATTTTTTCAAAATGATCAAACATATCATCAAATCCTACCGATAATGGTCTCATTTGATTAAATATAGATAGTTTATTTGTCATTGTTTTTCTCCTTTTTAGCGAGTTGTTTTGTGGACACATTATTGTCATCCAAAAATGAAATATTATTTTTCTTAGCAATTGCCTTTAATTGAGACAACCCTTCTTGTAATTTTATTTCATTATCCTTATTACTATTTTCCATCATTTTTAATGAAGGAAATAAATCTTTAATACGTAAAGGTTTTGTTCCTTGATAAGTTGTTTGAGCTATAATAGCAGATCTATGATCATCTCTCCATCCATAAGGTCTTTTTTCAAAATATTTTATCCAACCAAAATATTCTTTTGAAGACATATTATAAATAGTGTCTAAAGTAACACCTAATTGATGGGCAATTTCATATTCTGCTAACTCTTCTTCCCCAACTCAGTACCACTATCGTCTTTAGCACCTAATCCATTATATAAAAGTATTTGATTAGATAACTCTGTTAATGCTTGTATTGGAAATTGCTCAAAATCTTTATCTTTCATGTCTTCAGCCCCAACTACAGTAGATTTAAAAATTGCACTTAAGGTAGATACACCAGATAAATCATCTTTACTAGCGTTTAAAAGTTTTTGTAAATCTTTAACACCCTTAACTGTCAGTTGTTTTATTTCCACTTCCTGTTCCATGAACGGAACTTTCTTCTTTATATCTATTATCTTTATGTGTTTCATTCTCTACCTCTTCTGGTTTTTTATATAAATGTTTATTATTTGATTCAAAGTCTTCCATTAATTTTCTAATTTTATGTAGAACATCTAAAGTTTCGAAAACTTCAGCTTTATTTTCTACATCTTTTAATCTTTCATATGTTTTTCTAATTGATGTATCAATTGATTTTTTTATATGTAATGAAGTTATTCTTAAAACATAATATTTATTGAACGGTTTATTATTATTATTCATTTTTTATCCTTATACTAATAATATGCTGGGGCTTTTACACCCCAACATAAAAATTTTATTAATCAGCAAAAGGGCCAACATAGTCACCTTGAGTACTCATCGTAATAGTTGCCTGATTAGAATCAGTCAAATTAGGAGAGACTTCAAATGAAGCAAATTGTCCTTTTACATAAAATGCAGCGTTATCACCTGTTTCAGCATTTTTAACATCAATTTGGTACACATATGTGTTTCCGTCTTGAACTAATGCTTGAATAGCACCATGATCACCTGGAACATAGTTTACTGTAAATTCCATAGTTGGAGCATCTGATTGTCCTTGAATTTGAGAACTTACAGATTGTCCATAGTTTGGAACGTTTACAATATTTGCAGGTTTACCAAATGATGGAAATTCCCTGATATTAGTAACTTCAGTTGCACCATCAAAATCACCTGTACTAGGAGTTATAAACGCCTGGTGTGTTGTGTCATCTGTTGGTAAAGTGTAGCTACTATCAGCTTTGAACTTAAGTGTAGTGAAAATACCAGCACCTATATTTGTTATTAGAGCCATTTTTTTTTCCTTATATATTTATTGGTTAAATTGAAATGAAATTGACGGTGTAATTCACATTATATAAACCTGAATCCTTTTCATCAATTCCAACGTTTGTTATAAAGCTATTAGTTGTTTGCAGATACCCTGAAATTTCTTTCCTATCTAATAATGCTTTTAAAATATCAGCTATTTCATATGCACGTTTCATTCCCTTACCCGAAGGTACAAAAATTTGACACACAATTTGACCATTAGCTTTTACTTCTTTTGCAAAAATAAGGTCTGATGAAAAAGGTAAAACATTTACCCTAACCCATTCATCAGCATTTATATCTCCTTGATAGTTAGCAGGAAATGCTTTTATGTTATGAGAAGTCCAATTTGAAGTAGTAAAAAGGTTTTCTACAGAAGTTAACAATTGTGAAATTGTTGCCATATTAAACCTCCCTTCCTATTTCAACGTTTAAAACATAACCATTGTCTTCATATTTATTTATTGACCAAGTTTTATTATTTAAAATTACGCTATCGTAATTATCTAATATTTTTGAATCAATATCAGAAGATTTTAATATAAGTTCTGCATTTATTCTTGGGTTGTCATCATTAGTTTTATAACTTTTAATAACAACACCTTTAATTGTAATAGGATTTGAACTTGAAGAATTTACAGTTTGTGTGTTAAAATCATATCCTGTAACATTAACATTTGTAAATTGTATATCTTCTGCTAAATCCCCAATTAAAGAAAATGCATTAACTATATTATCATTGATAAGTGTCTTAAAGCTCATTAAGCACCCCCACTTACTTTAACACCTCGACTATTTGAAACAAATTGTTCATCAAAATATTTACTAACAATATTTAGTATGGAATCTGGTAATTCTTTATAATTATCAATTCCAGAAGCTATATCAAATGCTAGTCTAATAGAGCCAACCGTTAAATCGGTTACTTTATTAGCCCCTGATGCATTTGTTACAGCAGTTTGCATGTTAGATATTAAATGAAGTGCTAACTCATAAGTTGCTTTTTTGATATCTTCAGGAATAGTACCATAATCTGATTCAGATCTATCGTCATCTAAACCTTCATAGTCACCTATTTTAGGATTATAATAAGTTATATCTCTAGGCCACGATAATGGATATGAGGCGGTCGGTTCTGCCGTGCCGCCCCAATTTAAATTATCGAGAATTCCTGTGGCTGTTACTAAAGCTTGTTCAACTAACTCACTAGAATTAAACCAAGTTTCTGAATATAATCTATCATTAAAATAGTCATCAGCCTCTTGAACTGTAACAAATGAATTAATTCCTTTTTGTAAAGCCATTATATTTCTCCGTATCTAATATTTACAACAATTAACCGTGGAATATAGGGAACATACCCATTTGGTTAACATTAGTAGCATGTACATTCCAATTAAATTGGTTTGAAAGATCAAAATTTGTAGGATATTGAGTTGCAGATCCTTGCCAAGTTAAACCTTTTGGATGCATAATGTTACCCCATCTAGAAATAACAGTTACTAATCCGCCACCGTTCCCAGCTAATTCATCTCTATCAATTGCTGTTGGGTTCATTTGTGCAATTTCACTATAATGAACAGCACCAGCTTTTGCTAAATAAGATACTTTAGGAGTATTAATGTTTGCAACTAAAGCTTGGTTGTTAATAATTAATCTTACTTTACCACCTAAAATTGTATTGAAATTAAAATTACCATCTACAACTGGAGCTGTGTCAAGTACATTTTGTTTTCTCATTAAATTATAAGTAGCTGTATCTGTCACTAAGTAGTAGAAAGGTTCTTCAAATTCACCTTTAACTGCAGTAATAGCATCTAATAAAGTATCAAAGAAACTTGATCTTGTATTAGCACTTGTGTCTAGTTCAAATAGTGGATTAACAACAGAACTAGCGTCTGATCCAGTATAATAACCAAAGCTGTTTACAACTTGTGCAGGATCTGAAGCACCAACGAATGTTCCACCCCAAATACTAGCTGCTACACCATTCATGATATTTCTTAATTGTAAGTCTTCTCTTCTTGCTCTTACAGATGCAAATTGAGAACCTAAATAAGATAATCCGTCTACTTTAGAAATTAATTTTTGAATAGACATTTCTTGAGCAGCAATATGATCTATGTTTTTGATATATACAGCAGATTTGTTGTTTACATCCATTGTATTTAAGTTTCTATCAAACTCATTTTCATTTTGCTTATTAAAAGTTGTTGGATCAGTAAAATCTAACCATCTTAACGTACCAGTATAATTTTCACCAGAATCTGTAATTCTAGCATCTGAACCAACTAAAGCTGTTGAAGTTAATAACGCAGCATCTGCTCTTTCAGCTTGTGCATAAGCTGCAATCGCTTGAGCAATGTTATTAAACTGATTACTTTGTATTGCCATTTTTGTTTTTTCCTTTTATTATTTATGTAACATATTTGTTACGGTTATTATTATAAAAGATTGG